TTAAGGCTGGCTTTTTTCTTTTCCTGCTGTATTTGCTGCTTCAATTCGCTGCATAATATCGAGAGCTTGTCTATTTCCATCGATGCACTCTTTAACGAGCAGTTCGATGCGGTTAATTCGTTCTGTGCTGTTTTCAGCTGCCGTCTGGCTTCGTTCAAGCTCATCATCAGCTCGCTGGATGGCTTTTTCAGCATTGCTATTTCCTCTTGCAGCGTCAGCAATGTTGCTTGCTGCTGTTCCAGCCGAGTTTTTAATTCTGTCCACTGTTGCCGCGGAATTGTTATTGACCCCTGGTTCATTTCCGCAGCCCCGCACCGCGCTATAAGCACAGGCACAAAGCACCACAGCAACGATAATAATATAAATACCATTATGATTATCAGATTTTTCTTGCTCATTTTTCATATTTTCCTCCATATACCGCCATATTTGGCGCATACGCTGTTTTTAGCGGTTTTGCATAAAAGTATAAGCACGCTAATCAAAAACAAGCGCAAGCGCCAAACAAACGGGCGGTTTTTAATCAGAATACGCCGCCAGCAATGCAACCAACGATAACAGCCAGTACAATACCGGCAATAACAGCCATCTGAGTTTTATTCATTATTTTACACCTCCAATCCTTAATGATTCCTGTACCATTCCGCATTACCGCGGATGGTATCAAGTTTGTTATACAAATTTTTGCCAGGACAAGCAGTGTTATCTAAATCACGATGCCCAACAATAACATTTTTAGCGGCAATCAATCCATAACGTTTGCAAATATCTGCTATCAGCACCGGCAGACTGTTTAACTGTGCTTCCGTAGGTTCAGCAATTTCAAAATTACCGCAAATGTGAATGCCAATGCTTTTGCCATTATTCCCAATCGCGTGGGCACCAATACAATTTTCTGGACGGCCGCGTTCTATTGTGCCATCCTTTCGAATAACGTAATGATAGCCAATACCAGCCCATCCTTGTTCCTGATGGCTTGCGTGAATTTGTTCGGCAGATAAGTCATCATCAACAGGATTACCAGTGTGATGAATAACTATTAAATCAGTTCTGTCACGTTTTAAAAGTTCTGTAAAATGCAAGTTATATTTTTTTACTTTCATCTTTCGTTCCCTCCTGTTTGGATTGCAACCTTGCCAATGCGTTGCGGATGAAAGCAGGTATGTGTTCACCCCAACCAGCTCGGTCGATGTTTTCCACAATACTGCCCGCTTCGTTAAGGGCATAAGCACAGATTGCCATTTGACGCAAAGCATGCGTATCCATTGCCATATCAACGGTATTACACAGAGCAACAACAGCCAAAATAACTGCTTTTTTAGCCAACCCCACAAACCCAGTACTGCTGTCCCACTGCCCGGTTTTAAACGCTGCAATCATGCCGGTGGTATAGTCCAAAATCATTAACGCTATAAGCGCATATATCATTTTATCCATACCTCCTACCGCTATTGAAATAAATAGTCCGATTGCAGCACCTATGGCCATTAAATACTGCTCTGCACCTGTTGGTATGCAGTTTTTAATAAATTCGTATACATCGTCAAGTATGGTTGATAAGCTATTCATGTTCTGTCCCTTCCTGCGTAAAACAATAAAAACATAAACTTTTTTAAATCAATTTCCATTTTGCACCGCCTTTATACTGTTAAAGTATAGTAATTCTTTCTGTAACTTCTTTCCATCCTGCCGGGTATTCGTCCGGCTTCCATACGTTGTTATCGATAAGACTTTCGTATACCTTGCCGTTGTAACGCACTTTATCGCCTTTCATGTAGGCATTATCAGCGGACGGCTGCTCATTTCACTTTCGGAAGTAAGCACCTTTACGAACAAGGAAGGGGCATCTGTAGGAGTCCAAGAGGCCTGAGAGGTGTGGTCGGTAAGCACTTTGTACAGGACACCATTATAGGTTACACGGTCATCCTTTTTGTATTTCACGCTGTCAGCTGACCACACCGGGTAAACTTCAGGAATTAAGAGTGCTACATCATCACTAACACCTTTGATAATAGTTTTGTATTCTTCGGCCTGCGAGGTTGTAGGACTGCCAACAAGTGACATCATCATTGTGTCTATTGACAACTTATGCAACTTTGCTTTTGCTTCTGCGGCTTTAGCCTCATTCTCTGTGACCTCCATGTTAGAAGGAGGGTTTAATACGAGGCCTACACCTTCTTTAAAATCTACTACATAACCAACTTCACATTCTAATCCTGTTACATCTACCCAAAAAGTAGAAGGACTAAAAATTGTTGACAGCTGGTCAAATTTTAAATCTGTTTCATAAACGTATAACACTTTTCCATATAATACTTGTGCAAATTTATTTTTCATTTATATATCACCTCCAAATGCAATTATAGCGTAGCCATTTTCACCTGCTGTGCCTATACCGCCTTTACCACCTTGTCCGTTACCTGCATTAGTACCATTACCAATATTGGCCATGCCGCGAATATATGCGCCACCACCACCTTCTGCCGTAATAGTATCAGTTCCGATAGTTATAGTTGTTGAACCTCCTTTATAACCTACATCTGATAAATTATGAATAGTCATAAGTTGTCCACCTTTTCCTACAGTAATAGTGATAGTAGTTACGTTTCCATAGCCAGCCAAATTGATTGTAGCAGATTGCAAATCACCATTACCGCCATTTCCACGTATATTTGACACGTTAAGGCCACCACCACCAGCACCAGCCAATGTGTAACGTATAGAAGTAACCCCACTCGGCACATTCCATATATATGTACCGGGGTTATACCAAGATTGCTCTGTATATGGCGGTTTACCTGTTGTGGCGATACATTTACCACCAATATGCACTTTACTTGCACGGCCATCAGAAGCATCCACTAAAGGAATGTAGGCCTCTACATTATCAACTTTAGCTCTAACATAGCTCGTTCCTGCTTCCGCAGATGTACTATAAAATTTACAAGATGTAGTAGTGCCGCTGGATTTTACTTGTAACTTCTTTGCTAATTCTGCCATTATTCCACCCACATTTCACTGCCGTCAGGAAATACAAAATGTCCTGAAGAATTAAAACGAGGTACTTTATTAGCTCTATTTGCTACATCACTTTTAGGTAAATAAGTGTTGGCAATGTTTTTACCGTTACCATCTTGTGTAGCTTTTGTTGCACTATCAGCATTTGTAGCATTGGTTGCGTTTGTAGCATTTGTGGCGTTTATAGCGTTTGTTGCATTAGCTATAGTATTAAAACTCGAAGATGTACCGTCACTTTTCTCTACTGTTACGGTGCCATTGCTTTCTGTTACATCAGACACAGGATTGCCAATACCTGCAGCAATTTCCGCCGCCTCTTGTGCTGATTCATCTGCTGCTATTGCACTATTTGCAGCTGCCGTTGCACTGCTTGCAGCATTAGTTTCACTTGTTGCTGCATTATTTGCACTTGTCGAAGCAGCATTTTTACTTTCAAGTGCGCTTGCAGCACTACTTGCTGCTTCGGCTGCTTTTGTAGTTGCAATACCTGCTTGTGTTATGGCTGTGCTTGCACTACTGGCTGCGGCACTTGCACTACTTGCGGCTTCTGTTACACTACCAGCTGCATTATTTGCACTGTTCAAAGCGGCACTGGCTGATTGTGCTGCTTCTTCCGCCCACGTTTTAGCCGATTTACTATCAACTTCACCGTCCGGACTTTCGTCACTTTCTGCCCATTTTTGCGCCAGTTCTGCACTATCAGAACTTTCACCAGCCCATGTTTTAGCGCTCTTACTATCAGGCTCGCCATCAGGACTTGTTTCACTTTCAGCCCACGCCTGCGCTTTATCCTCGCTATTTGCAGCATTAGTTTCGCTTGTTGCTGCTGCGCTTGCGGAAGCGGCTGCGCTCAAAGCATCATTTTTAGCATTTAAAGCCCAGCTTTTAGAACTTTGAGTTTTTCCGGTAAGGCTATCAGTGTCATTTTCACCATCAGGGCTTTCATCGTCTTGTGCCCACGCCATAGCAATATTAGCAGCATTTTCCGCGCGTTCAACATCAGTTAATGATAAAGAAGGTGGCAACACTTGCATATTTATTTTATTTCTAGGTTTAATTTTTAAAATTACTTTATTACCCGACATTATGCACCACTTCCCTTATAATTAATTTTGCAGGAAAATTCAATGTGGTTACATTATTACTATTTTTAACCAATATATCATACACTTTGGCGCCTACCTGCAATGCAGCCATTTCCTCAGCCGGTATATCAACTGCAATTTCATTTACCGATGTAAACGGTATTGCTTTCGATAATAATACTTCACTGCTACCAGCTGTTGCTTTAACAGAAAATGTTATCGAGTCTGTTTCCGCGACTTTATATCCTTCAGCCAGTTCAAAAACTACATCTAATGTGTCACCATGAGATATATAAATATCTTGGTTATCAATTGCAATCATTTGAGCACCCCCTATTTTGTAGGTGTAGCCATACACTCATCATACACCGCTAGAAGTTTTTCCTTGCCATCTGCTTCTGTTACGGCATTTATTTTAGTCTGCGAACTTGCCAACCACGCATAAGCAGATAACTGGCTTTCGCGCACATAAGTATATGCCGCCTGCATATCATCAAAGGTTAAAATTACAAGTCCTTTTTCAGTTTCAGATTTCCATACCTTATAACCTGTTTCACCGCTTCCGGCAATTAAAAGCGGCGTATACGCAGCCATAAAGTTTGAAATATCCTCCACCGCACAATCAAAACCGTACCTGTTGCCACTTGGCAGGTTTATCCAGCGCACTGCATCGCGGCGGTTGGCAAATTCTGAGCCAAGGTCATTATATAAACGCTGCTGCATATAAGAAAATGGTTCAATTTCAGTATAGACATCGCCTATTTTATGCCACGGATAATACGTTTCCGCTCCCAACCATGGCGAAGAATCGTCAACAATATTTATTATCTTGCGGTTTCTATCAACAATAGTTTGCATTACATCACGCCCATTTCAATTATTTTATGCCAACCATTATATCCACCAGTATGAGAATATGTTCCGTTATCAATTACAGTTTCAGCTATAACCAGTATTCCACCGCCGCCTCCATCACCGCCAGCATTTTCGGCATGGTTGCCACTCAACCCATTTACACTAATTGTTCCAGATATTTTAGCATTTTTTGCCACGATAACTATGCCTCCGCCACCGGCGCCACCATAATTGCCGGGTTTATTACCATCATATCCAGACGAACCGCCACCTCCATAAATTATGGGTATTGACGAAAAATTCTCAATAAAGTTTTGCAATTCTTCCGGCATTGCGCCAGTATATTTTCTACCTAAGGACATTGCGCTAGCGCCACTACCCGTACCATTGCTACCGCTTGCAGAATTTTCTCCCAAGCCACCAGGATTAGACGCACGAGTTGCTCCACTTGTACTATAAGTTGCACCTCCAGCGGCACCTTTGCCATTTCCATTTATAGTACCATCACAAATAAAGGTACCCGTGCATTTTACATGGGTGCATCCCGCTTGTAAATTAACGCTCACTCCTACCGGAATAAAGACATTACGGTATGCACCCGAATTAAGTGTAGCTCCATTAGTAAGCGTTACATCCCCATCGCTTCCATCACCACGATCCGTCCACCAGGCAGGGTAACGGTTGGTTTTTACGCCGGCCAGCGTGCCGGTTGCGGTGTAGCTTACTTCGATAATCTTTCCGGCATCGGCGGAGCTGAACTCAATCAGCCCGGTATTCCAGCTGGTATCATCAAAGGCGTTAGTGGAATAATCCGGACGAAACTCACCCGCGCCGGGCGTTGCTGCAACTTCCGTCAGCGCTGTTTCCGTTGTCTGCCCGGTAGTATCATCCACATAATACATCTGCATATTGGACGGGTCTTGTTTTTCCGGCACTTCGTTCAGGCGCACCACAAACGGGCTTACCGATGGAACAATGTGCCGTTCCGTTAAATTTACATAGTTTGTTGCATTATTAAAAGGGTTTACCCTTATATCACTGGGTCCCGGCATATTTTAACCTCCCTTTAACTGTTCATTTGCCGCCTGCTGCAACGCTTCATTATTTTTAGCATTGCGGTGCAGCGCCAGCAGGTAATTGCTAATCGGCGGGTCAGGCTGTTCGCCCAGTTCCAAATCGCACTGAATACCTTTATCGCCGTTAACGGTATATTTAATTTTCGTAATCGGATAAGTGCGCAGCGTGCCGTCAAGGTCAGTAATGGCCGCCTGGCCTTCAGTTGTTAAGCGCCGCACAGAAAAAACTCCGTCCGGTTTCGGATATGCCAAAATAAGACCGCCAAGCTTTGCAGACAGTTTGGGGTCTTTATTTTTATCAATTTCATACTGTCCCCAACGCGCCGCATCGGCAGCATCATAGGCTGACGGCAATGTCAAAACCGTTTCGGATAAGCCGTACAATTCCTGGCTTTCAGTATCCTGCACTTCTGCCAGCCAGCTTTCGCCGTTGCTGTCGATAGCGCCGCCTTTGACCTTTGCATAGTTAATAATTTTATCAATCGACTGCGACGGTTCAAATTTATTGCAGTGCACACCGACCCAAATACGGGCCTCCTCATTAATCTCAGAGTTTATGGCTTTAAAATAAAATTCACGGTAGCTGTCAACGCCGTAAACAAAATCCAGCGCGAACTCCGAAAGCTGGTCCAGCGCTTCTTTTGCCGATACGCCGTCAAATTTGATATGCGTAACGGTATAACCTACGTTATAAATTTTGCTGGCGTTAAAAACGATGCCGGTTTTACTTTCAACATTGCGGGCAATATCGCGCACAATGTCTGCCACTTCCATGTTTTTATATTCCTTGCCAAAAAGCTGTACTTTATCAAGCCTTTCATACAGGCCATAACAGGTAATTTCAAACTTGCTGGCTGTACCGCCGCTGTCAGGCCGCGTAAGGACTGTACCACTCCACCACGGGTCACGGCTGCCGAATAAATACACATCTATGCGCTGGTTATACTGTATTTCCGTAAATGCAGGAAAGGTGTTAAACACCAGCTTGCCATCGCCGCAGCCGTTTTCCGTCAGCTCAAACGTAAGCTCTTTAAACGGCAGCTCCTCCGTATCATTGCTGAAGATGGCTGTTTTAGTACCATCACGGTTAAAAAATATAACCTGCACCAGTCCAGGAATATAGGTATCATCGCCGCCCGGAGTCGGTCCTGGACCGCTGCCGCTTGTTCCGGCATTGCCGGCCCAGATATAGCGTCCAAATTTATAACGTCCGAAAATAAGGTTCATACTAACCACCTATCCGTCAGCTTCACCGTAACCGTTCCCGGTGCACAGGTTACAAGGTATTTATTTTCACCCGGCAGCGCCGTTAAAAACTGTCCGCTGAAAGCATTAATGGCATTGTAAGTATCACGCCTTACTGTACCTTCCTTAGTGTTTACCGTAAGCGTTGCAGGCGTCGTCAGAAGCGTATCAGCAATACGCATACTTTTACCGGTTGCCGGCTGGCTTACAATAATGTTGTTCATTGTAGCCGCCGGTGCAAAAATAAACGTCAGCGGTGTTTCTACACTGCCGCCGTTATAAATACTTATTTCCGCTTCACTAGCCGCTTCCGCAAAACTTTGTGTTACCGTAGTTTCCGCATCCGCGTATCGGAACGGGTCACAGAGCAGCAAAGAAAAAGTCCAATCGCCTTTTTTGAACTGAAAGGCGCCCAAATACTTGCATGTTGTTTTTTCAAGTGAAGTAACATTCCAGTAAGTAATGCCGCCCACTGAAAGTTTATAATCCTTCTGATAAAACAGCTCACAAAGCGCGTTGCTTTTTTCCAAAAAGTCATCATAACTATTTGCTTCCAGCGTGATAGTTATTTTAATTTTTTTGCTGTCAATATATCCATCTCCGCTGTTGGTTGCGCCGTGGCTGTAAGCACGCTTTTCGGCTTTAGCGCGCACAGTAAGGTCGCCGCTGGTTTCAATCTGGTATTTATAAGGCAGCGCAACACCGTTAATGTACAGCGGTTCATCCGGGCAATTCGTCACATCCGGAAAGTATTCAGGGTTTATAATCATACCGCAAACCTCACTCCCCTCGTGCCTGCCGCCACGCTGGCCGCAATATCGTTCATAAGGTTGTCATAATCACTACCGTTATTGATGTCGCCGTAATTATTTACGTTAACAGTAACTTCGCCGTCCGTACCAGTGCTTTGCATACCAGGAATGAGATAAGAAGCCAAAGATTCCAACACGCTGCTTCGCAGCGGAATAACAGCTTCATCATAGCTTTTCTCGCCTATAACACCGATGGTTGTACCGGTAACGATGCCGCCATTGGCAAAATAAGAAGGTGTCTGGTTAAATTGGTCCATACCTGCACCAAAAGACATGCCACCACCGCTGCTTAATCCGCTCGTTCCGCCGGGGGCAAGGCTCGTAATTGCGCCGCTTGCTGCGCCTATTCCTGCCGCCGCACTTAATCCAGCTGTTAATGTAGCTGTTGCAACCGCGCCAGCTCCGGGGTCAACAACAAGTTTAGCCCATGCCGCGGGAGAAAGTGCTTCAGCCATTGCCGCGCCTTGCGCTGCAACCTCTGCTGTTTCTTTAGCCATAAGCCCTTTACTTAATGCCGCCGCAGCCATGCGCTGTACTTGCCATTGAATAAACATAGCAATAATTTGCTTGCCCATATTTTTAAGCGTTTTTCCAAAATTATCACCATACACAATGGCATTTGCCAAACCCTGAGCTAATCCATTTTTCAATGTATTAGCAGCTTCAAGCGCAAATGACAAATATGTACTTTCAGCTTCCATGCGCCACTCCTGATAAGCAGACATCATTTCCTGCATTTCGGTTTGCTGCTGCATAAATGCCGCTTTTTCAGCATCAAGATATGCAATGTAGCCTTCTAAATCCGTTTGCCTGTATAACTCATCCAGTTCAGCCTTCATTGCTTGCATTAAAGTCGCCTGCGATAAAAGCTGTTCATTCATCGTTTGATTAATTTGCAAGATAGCAGCAGATGATTCCTGTTCTGCCGCTATTTGCGCAGCTTTTCTTTGTTCCAGCATAGCCAAAGCATTTGCCATAACATTCTCATCGCCGGTTTTCATGGCACGCTCATAAAATTGTTCCGCTTCTGTTACAGCATTTGAGAATTTAGCTTGCCAGTCTTCAACAGCAGCTATTCGCTGGTCACGTTCTTTCACAATTCCGGCATAAACCTGGTCAAATTCAGATAAACCTTCAACTTTAATATCTAAAGCAAAATTATTAAACTCGCTCTGCAAATCCAGCGTTTTTTCTTTTGCTTCGTTTATTTCCGTATTCAGGCGGTCAATTTCACGGTTTAGTTCCGTAAACGCTCCTGCGCCGCTTCCGTTGCCACCGGAAGAAGTACCGCCATTTCCATTTTCCAAACCAAGTTTATCAATATCTTCAGATTTAAAAGATTTGTCCGTTTTCGGTATGCTTTCGGCATATTTTTCACGGATTTCGTTCAGCTTGCCAATCTCCATATTATCTGCCGTCATACGCAGTTCCGCAGCTTCCGCACGTATCTGGTTGGCAAAACTGCGCATACCGCTTCCGCTTTCTTCAAAGCCAAAGATACCACCCAGTTTATTGGCTGCCCATGCCGCACTGCTGACTAAATCAGCAATCAAATCCTGTATATCAGCCACACTGGTTGCTATTGCGTGGTCAAAACTTACCCAGAAGGTATCCCAGAATTTCCCAAGCGCAGCCCAGTTATCCCAAATAAGGTAAGCGCCTGCGCCTATCGCCGCAACGGCAATACCTATCGGTCCTGTTATACCAACAAACGCCAACGCTGCTTTTGCCGCTTGTGCCGTTAAAAGAACTATTGCCGGAACTGCTGTCGAAGTTATAACAGCCGCTAACGCTCCGATAGCCATACCAACTTCAGTCGGTACCATCTGACGCAGTGCTTCGCCTATGCCGCTTTGTTTGGCAATGGCAGTAAACTCTCCCAGCGTATCCTGAAATTCCGCCGCTGCGCCTTTCAAATTAAAGGCTTCGGTAATCTCTTTACCAACCACGGTGCTCAGCTGGCCGATGCTGTCCTGAATGTTTGACATCATGCCGTTCAGCGTCTGGCTTTGTTCTGCCATCATACCACCAAATTGTTTATTCATGCCGGTAAGGATAGCCTGCACGCCGGTAGCACCGTCAATCATGCCCTTGCTGGCCATATCCATAGCCTGAGGCACCGTTGTACCGATGGTATCTGCCAAAAGCTGCCAGGCAGGAATGCCGGTTTCATTTATTTGGTTCATTTCCTCCGCACTTACCTTAGCCTTTGCCTGTATTTGCCCAATGGCAGTAGTAAGACGGCTGATACCTTCTTCTCCCATACCCAGTGCAGCCGCGCTGTCGCCGATAGCAGTTAAAATAGGTATTACCTGCTGTGCGCTGAACCCAAACGCCAGCAAACGTTTAGAAGCATTTAAAAGCCCCGGCAGTTCAAACGGCGTGGCCGCAGCAAAGCGTTCCAACTCTGTCAAAAAATCTTTTGCCAAATCTGCGCTTTTCAAAAGTGTGGTAAAAGCTTTTTCAGTCTGTTCCATCTGTGCCGCGCTGCGCACCGCAACAGCGCCCAACCCAGCCAAAGCTGCACTTAAACCAGCCACGCCGGCAATCATGTTTTCGCTTATTTCAATGGCGTTACCGCCCAGCTTCTGGCGGATAGTTTTCTGCACATTGGCAATTTCTTTTTGCAAACCTTTTGTATTAGCACCTATAAGCACTTGTAAACTTGCTACTGTTGCCATATTTAACCCCCTTCCTGCTGCAGTCCAAATTCAGCCATTATTTCATTTAAAGTATTCTGCTTTTCTTTTTTAGTCTGGCGTTTTTTGCGGTGCGTTAAAAGCTGTTCCAGTTTCAACCGTTTTTTAGGATTAGCTATCTGGTATTGCGGGTAAGCGTCCCACGCTATAAACAAATCTTCCAGCCTGTCATAACGTCTTTGCCACCCTTTCAGCATATAATCTATTTCCACCGGGCACAGTCTTTCAATTTCCCACGGTTTTAATGCCAACTCGCCGTAACACCACGGCAGCACCGCCTCCAGCCAATCCGAAAAGCTTGTTACTTCCCCGGTTCGTCTTCTGGCTCGTTGTCTTCCACGTTTCCTGTATTACCAACGGCACCGGCTTTAACCATGGCGTTCATAATAATTTTTTGTAAATTAATCATGGTATTGTTTTTCAGCCAGTTTTCCGTAATCTGCATAGCTTTTTTCGGCGTTACGGAAGGTTGTTCAGCCATCAAACCAACATACAGGCAGTTAACCGTGTCTGCATGGCTAAGAGGCGGGTTTCCCATCATTTTGGTAATATTTTTCGTGGAAATAAGTTGTTCCAGCGTAAGCAACGCTTTAATATCAAATTTCAAAGTATACTGTTTATCGTTAACCGTTAAAATAACGGATGTATTCACTTTCATTAGCATCGCCTCCATATAAAGTAAGCCAGGGCTTGCGCCCTGGCTTTATTTAATTTTTCGTTATGCAGTTACTGTACAAAAAGCTACATTACTGTAACCGTTCTGTGCGCCGCCATTTACTTTTAAGCGGAAGTATGTTACACCGGCTTCAAGCCCGCTAACGGCCGCTGTTGTAGCACCGTTGGCAATAGGAGTTGCATTATCGGTAAAATTAATGCCGTTAGTACTGGTTTGCAGTACTATGGCAGTTGCGCCGGTAATTTTGGTAAAAGTAAGGTTAGCCTGTCCACTGCTGCCAGCTTCCGCCGCAAGGTCAGTAATAGCTCCATCAGCCGCTCCAGGGTCCGGCTCATTTGTGCTGAACTCCGGCGCACCGATGCCGCTGAAGGTAACCGTTGCAGTTGCAACATCATCATGCGGGTTATCGTCACTGAACTCTGTAATATTGGCAAAACCTTTAACGGCATTGCCGTTTTTATCGCGGCGCATCAGGTATACCGGAATATCATTCAAAAAGGCATAACGCATAATATCAAAGCCGTTATCGTTAACTTTATATACGCATTCCTGTTCAATACTCCAGGTTTTGGTACCCTGCAGCGTTTCACCCCAGCCGCCGGAGCTTTTATCACTGGCATCGATTTCGTCAGCGCTCATGCTAAGCGGAGAATTACGCTGCCCGCCCACAAGGTTCCAAATAGGGTCCTCAACTGTTGCGCCTTCACCGTAAGCGATGTAAAGCAGGAGGTTTTTGCCTGCCATACTCTGGCTGGCATTAGTATTTTTAGGAAAATAATCCGGGTTAATGCTTAAAGCCATTTATAACACCCCTTTAATATTTATTTTGTTCTACAGTAATAGCTACACGTACAATACCGTGCTGCCATACTTCGTCATCGTTCCAGTCTTCCGCACGCGCCTCCACGCTTTCAATGTTAAGCATAATCAGGCTGTAACCTTCCAGCGGGAAACTGCCATTTTCAGCAACGCCGGTTAAGACGGTAACTATTTCATCAACAATTTCATTTACACGCTTTTTGCCTTTATAGCTGCTGTATACATCCAGCGTAGCCGTGGTCTCCCAAAGCGCCGTATTGGCTTTGGTTCCCTGCGGCACAGCAGTAATACTGCCTATAATAACAAATTCCTCACCCGGCATCTTGCCGCTTTCAAATGGCGTACTGTCATCCATAATCGGGTAACCGGTAAGGTTATCGTTCAGCGTTTTATATACCGCCGCCTGCACGGCGGTTAATGGTACAGTTCTTATCATGGCATAGTCCTTAAAATCTGTTTTATTTCGTTTTCAACTTTCGGTTCTTCCGCCCGGAAGGCAGGCTCCATAAAAGGCTCAGCATGACGCTTGGGTATTGTCACTGCACCGCGCCTCACAAACACATTACCAGCGGCATTTTCCATTTTCATGGCTTTTTTCTTATGCGGCTTAACGGTTGTCGCCTCAACGCCAAATTCAATTAAATGTGCATGTGGTGCTTTGCGCCCATTGGTTTTTACAACAGAAAACATACCCCGGCCGTTAAACCTTGCGGTAATACTGTCGCGCAGCGTACCGCTTTTTACGGGTGCCCTGCTTTTAGCACCATCGCGCATGTTTCTGCCTGCTTTGCTGACAGCTTTTTCAATACGCTTGCGGCTGTTGGTATCATATACCTTTAGCCTGCGCATAGCCTCATCAAGGCCTTTAACCTCCATTGAAAACGTCATGCTGTTTCCTTTTGGCATCAGCTGGGCTTTAACTCCTTAGTTTCAATTTCAAGATACGCAGGTGCACCCTCAAGCTCCGTGATATTAACAATATCGAAAGTATGGCCATTATACGCTATACGCATATCCGGAGTTACCTCGTTATTGCTGCACGGTTTGCGGATTGTCCAAAAAACAGGAATGTAATTTACATGGTCACCCATGTAATCCTTTCGGCTGGCCGCTTTGGCGTTTTTTGCCGCCCATGTACCAAACATTTCCTTCCAGCTGCTCACATCTTTTCCACCAAGATTGTCGCGTGTTTCCTGCGCCTTCAAAAAAGTAATCCGCTTATTCAAGCTTCCGGGATTCATAACGTAACCACCTCGCCCGGAGCCAACAGACAGCGTACGGAAAACGGCATTTCCGTTACGCTCTTTCCGTCCGTAACCGGCAGGCGGTTTTCATACCAATGGCACGCCAGCTGCATAATAGCCAGCCGCACCATCTCATCCACCTGCTTTGCGTTGTCAGTGCCTGTAATATACGTAGCCGTCAGCTGCCCATCGCCAGCTTTGTCAAAAACAAGCTTATAATTTAAATCCGGCTTAATTGTATATCCGCTCACAGCATTGCCTTTGCTGTCCTTCAGGCTTACCAGTTCTTTAAAAAACTCACTGCGCGGCAGTTCAGTTTCTTTATTCCAGCTTGTCGTAACCTCAAGCGTCTGCGTCATATATGCTTTGTGCTGATATTCTTCCGCCGTTTTCCTTGCGGCGGAAATAAGCTGTGACAGCAAGGAATCCTCGCTGTCACAGTCAATATGCAGGTATTCTTTAAGCTCATCAACGCCTACTGGTTCATCCGCCGGCGGCTTTATTACCCGTATAAGCATTATTCTCCACCAGGAACAGTTACACTGGCCGCATTGGATACACCGGCATTAGTGCCGCCGTAAACCACGATTTTATAGCTGTAGCTGCCGTCAGGCACATTGGCATCACTATAACTTGCCGCCGTTCCGGCTAAAGTTACCAGATTAATGCGGTTAAATGTTACGCCGTCATCACTGCGCAGTACGTTAATTGCATCCGCACCGGTAGGAGCAGTCCAGCTTAATGCCACAGTATTTCCTGTTGCATCACCAGATAAACTGCTTACAGGTGTAGTCGCTGCAGTTGTAGCGCCAAGAATTACATACGGAGATACTTGCGTTGCACCGCCTTCAAGAATGTACGGTGCGTTAACCCACGGCTTGCCGTCCACATTGCGGAACGCTTTAATAACAGTCTGGTTGCTGGTAAATTTAACATGCTCGCTCATGGCAACATAAATGCCGCTACCGTCTTTAATAAGGTATTTTTTAAGGTTAACCAGCTGAATATCGCCAGTCTGGCCAACAGGAGCATTCATGCCGGTTAAGAACAGCGGCAAGCCCATCAGCGTAGCAGGCACGCCTTTAGTCAGGTCCGGCTGAACGAAAATAAATCTTCCGGAAGCATCCTGTAATTTAATCAGGGAAGGCAGCGTGGTAGTATTGGCAATAAAGACGGCTTCGCCCAAATCCTCTGCCGGAAAAGCGCCCATCATATTTGCAATATCATCCGTGCTTACCTGATTTGCGGTTTTGCGGGTTACAACAAGGCGGCCTTTGTTATCGGCTGTTGCGTAACCCAGCGGTTTGCCATCACCATTACCGTTAATAAATGCACGGTCTTCAGCGCGCACGATTGCATTAGTCAGCAGCTGCCCAAAAATTGCAGACGCGGCCGGCGCATTGCGCAGCAAAGTATCGTTAACGGTAATAAATGCAGCCACTTCTTTAGGCTGTAATTCAACATTACGGAAGCTGGCACCGGTTTCAGGCTTTTCTGCGCCTTCATCAATCCACGCCACGCTTACGCCGCCGTCCTGCCCGGCAGAATAATCAAGCGCAGGCATATTCATTTTTGCATCAGGGAAATCTCCGGCCGGAATTACAAATGCATGAGGACGGATAAGGCTCTGTTTTGCGCCGATAGTCAAAAGCTCATCGCTGAAAAGTTCCGGCACCAGGTATCCGCCGGAAGCGCCATCAGTAGTGCTCTGGGCTTTTAAATGTTCCAGGCGGCCTTTCTTATCGCCGTATTTAATGGCATGCAGCACTTCGCCGAGGGATTTAAAACCGCCGTTATCCTTGTCGCCTTCTTTAACAGGGTCCACCACGATGCCGGGACCACCGCCGTTAAATACGCTGCCGGAAGCAGGAGTGTTTGCTTCATTGCCTGCAATTGTTTTCTGCATTTCAATGGCAGTGTTAAGCTGTTCAATTTCCGCCTGTAATGCGTCAAATTCTTTTTTCTCATCTTCGCTGATGCCGCCTTTTGCACTTGCGATAATGCTTTTCTGCTTATCAATTAAAGCGGCCCTTTTCTGAAGCATTTCCTGTAAATTCATAACATTATACCTCCATATTTTCATTTATTTGCACCTGCATCTGCATTTTAAGCAAACTGTCAGTATGCATATCAATAACTGTTTTATCCTCCCGCAGCAGGGCGTAAATCTTTTCGGCAGTTTCCTGCGGCAGGTACGGCATAGCGCCGCTGCTTTCCAGCGCTTTTTCTGCAAGCCTGCGCGCGGCCGTTACATCAATGTCAGCAGCCATTGCTTTAATAAGCGTTGCTTCCGGGTTGGCCGGAATAGTGCAGCAGCTGTATTCCAGCAGTTCCTGCGCCAGAAAATCAATACCCCACGGGCGCGTTTCATCTTCCACATACTTCCATTCTGTAGCACGGAAACCGCAGCTGACAGCATTTAAAAAGCCGTTTTTATACATCTGGCCAATCATATAGCCAAAATCGTATATCTCACGGCTTACAAACTGCGCACGGCCAATAAGCTGTCCGTTTTCAACACGTTCTTCCAACGACTTAGCCACCGGCGGGTCATCCCATTCATGGTCCCATAGCACCACCTGGTTTTTGCGGTAATTCTCCAAATTCCAGCCGTCAGGATTAATGGTGTCAAAATCCCTGTCAATGCTGCCGTTAGAGATTACAAAGTCGCAAACCAGGATGCCGTCCTTTTCTTCCACAACCTTAACTTTGTCAAGGTAAGCAGTTTTGCGGCCGCAGATTGTATCTGCCACCGGACCCGGTTCCGGGAAGGTTTGTTTTTTTATAAACTCCCTAAATTCCGGAAGTTTGTACATCGGCATTATTCTTCACCTGCCTTTTTGCTTGCCGCAACAGTTACCGGCACCATATTGCCGTTTATAAAGGCAATTTCGCCGGTTCCGCCCGGCAGCGGGTTCATATTTTCTTTAGCTCTCCACTCATCAGCGGTAATAACGCCATCCTGCCGCATAATGTGCAGCATTTCCGCTCGGCTTTTGCTGTCGCCGCGCAGCATGGAAAGCAGGTCAAACTCAACGTAATAACCATCAGCACGCTGTTTTGCCGTCAGCAGTTTCATATTGGCAAACTGCTCCCAGCGGCAGAACCAGGGCAGCATTGTATTCTGGTAAAAATCAAGTGATTGCTGCTCAATGTTGGAGAATGTAGCCTTATCCAGCATCTGTATCAAATGCAGCGGCACACGGTAAAAGCGTGCAATTTCTTCAGCCTGGTATTTGCGGCTTTCCAAAAATTGTGCTTCTTCCGGGTCGATGGAAATTTTAGAAAACTTTACGCCACGCGGCAGCACCATCGTTCCGCCGCTGTTTTGCACGCCGGTGTAGGCATTGTTAAAATCATCCCGCAGCTTTTTAAAACCAGCGTCATTAATAGCTTTTTCCGTTTCCAGCACACCGGAAGCCAAAGCCCCATTACTAAAAAATCTGTTCCCGAAATCCTCCGCGGAAAGGCCAAGGCTTACAGCCTGCCTTGCCATGTAAAGCGGCGAATAACCCAGGATACCGTTGTAACCAAGCCCCGGCACATGAAAGATTTTATCTGCCGGCAAGCGGTATAATTTACCCCTGTCGTTTACATCATAAAATATCTCCCCTGTATTCCAGTCCTGATAAGGTCTGACGTTTTCCGGCATTAAAAGGTTCAGCCTTTCAACATTGCCGCGCGCGTCAAACACGATTTCCGAATAAGTATTGCCGCCGGTAAGCATATGCGTCATAGCAGTTTCTTTAAAATAATAGGCCGGCATACCGGGAGCAGCCACGGAATTAACTACATCGTGAAGTGGATTTTCAACCGCTTTTACGCGATGGCCGTTAGCATCCTTCCGGTACAGGCTGCACTTACAGCTGGCAAAGGTTTCTGCCAGCACATGAATACACGCCCATACGGCGGACAGCTGCATAGCGCGGATGTTGCTAACACCGCCGCCAAGCCTCATCCCCGGCGTAAGCACCGCAGTAGTTTCCCCTGAGCTTTTTGCCATTATCCCGTTATTTTCTCCAACCAGCACGTTCTGCAAAGCCCCGGCAATGCTTTTCAGCACAGCCGGGCTTCTTATCGTCAGCTTCAATCATTTTCACCTCCCTTCACAGCAATTAAAAAGGTACTTGCAAATGCAAGCACCTTTTATTCACCATCAGCTTCAGCCGCATTTTTGTTCGGCCTGCACCAGGCAGCATAAATTAAAAGCCCGCCCAGTACCACAAGCCCAAGCGGCAGGCTGTACAGGGCGCATCCTGCGCAAATACAGCCCATTCCGGCAACAAGCATTATCAGCCTTATTTTGTTTTCCATTTTTACACCTCACAGCACATGAATTGAAAAATCATCATCGCCGTACATCTCGTTAAAAGCCGGCAGCCTGCTCATGGCATTTATGCAGGCTGCTACCATATCAATGCGGCGGGTATCATCTTTATTTTTCTTGCTTAATTTCATATTATCGTTTATATCAGTGTACGCATAAGCATTGCCCAGGCACCAGTCAAAAGCAGCATTGCCTTCATGCACTATCAGGCCCTGCATAACCAGCTCTTTAAAGCGTTTCGTAGGTTCAGAAAGGTTATATACATTCTGCCTTACCTCTACCACCGTTGCGCCGTCAGCTTCCATTTTCTGCATAAAGTAATCGGCATTCCAGGTATCAAAACAGTGCTCCACAACATCCAGCCCAAACTGTTCTGCCGTGCTGTAAGCCCATTCTTTCATAACATCATAGTCTACAACAGCGCCTGGCGTTACAGTCATCCAGCCGCGCTTTTCCCACTCGCGGTAAGCAAGGTTATCCTTCTTTTCCTTGCGTTCCACGCTGTCTTCCGGTATAAAACCGTGTGACAGAATAGCAATCCTGCCGTCATCCAGCGGCACAATGAATGTTGCGCCCGTAAGGTCAAAACGTTTGGAAAGGTCATATCCGCCTATCGCCTTGCGGCCTTCAATCAATTCCATAAGTTCGTCATGCGTTACTTTCAGGCTGTTCCATTTATCCATCAGCCCGTCCATATATTTAAACTCGCTGCCGCTCTGCCAGATATTACAGCGTTTTGTTAAAAAAGCCCGTATCTTTTTTATATCACCGCTGCCGTAAGCTTCATCGCGTTCCTTCATAATCTGGCTGCGCAGGTTGCGGCTATAAGCGTCATCATACTGTAAAATCGGGTTCGCCTTAACCCAGCATTCCGGGTCTTTCGGGTCATCTTCCGCCTCCAACTCGCGTATCATGCAAAAGTAGTTGTCCATCGGTGTTTCCGTTAAGCCTTCCAGTATCCGGCAGCATAAATCATATTCAGTTTTGCAGGGATTATTTTCCGCATCACTGCCTGCCGTTGTAATAATGCACAGCAGCGACTGCCAGCGCTTACCGAAACCGTTATACAGCGTATCGACTATATCACTGTTCGGGTGCGCATGGTATTCGTCAACAATCACCAAACACGGTGCACCGGAGTCTTTATTTTTAGTTTCTTTCGAGAGAGCGCGCATCCAGCCGCCGCGTTCACGGTGCACAACTTTGGTTTTAAGTATTTCAAGCCGCTCTGATATATCCGGCGACTTTTCGCCCATAGCACAGGCATCACCCCATACACGCTTTGCCTGGTCACGGTCAACTGCCACGCACTCAACTTCCGGTGCTTCCTCAAAACGTTGCAGTTCCGGATGTCCGGGCGGGTAAATAGCATCGGCGCACATACCGTACAACGCGATGCCGCTCATCTCCGTGCTTTTTACATTGCCGCGTGCACGGAAGTTAAAACTTTTGGTAAAACGCCGCGCGCCGGTATC